AGAGTATGTGCATAAAAAGTGTCTGAATCCACAAACAATAAAGGTGTAATTCCTTCTGGCGGTGCAATTGAAATAAATTGCGAAAGATTCAAAGTCGCTTTGTTATTATATTGGCCAAATAATCTTGTTCCCGAAGGATGTAGTATTTTGTTTACTATTTCTTTATATTTTGAAAGAAATTGTGTTGATTGAACTTCGTAAGAAAATTCTTGCCAATAATAATTATCTTGCAACCTCCTATTTGAAGATAACCAACCGCTTGTATCTTTATAATAACCCGGCAATGTTTGAAGTCCGGTAACAGAGAATGTACCCGTAGCATTTGAAGTACCAGCCAGATTTTCGTTGACAATTGTCAGTGATTCATTTTTGACGTAACCAGAACCACCATTAACAACGTCAACCTCAGCAATTGCTCCACCAGCCAACGAAACGCTAAAATCAGCGTTTTCACCTTTAAAACCACCGTCTGGAGCAGAAATACGAAGTTCAGCAATCGGTTGGTTTACAGCTGTAACTAATGGTAATACGGTATAAGCCGTACCTGGATTTGTTAAAGTAATAGTAGATATTGTACCTACTGTATTATTAATGGCACCCAACGCATCCACAACTGGGGTGTTTACATTGGCTGTTTTTAGTTCAGTAGTAGCCGCAGGATTTACGTTCCCAGTATCTTGAAATGCACTATTACTGCCATCGCCATAAATTGCTACGTTTGCTACGTAATCAATAATATCAGGATAAGTTTGTATAGTTTCCGTATCGGAGATGCTCGCCACCTCGCCTGCCGCATCGAAACCATCTCCACCCGTGAATGTAAGTGGCGTGCCTACAACGTATCCGTTTCCGCCGTCTACTACACTTACACCCAACGTTCTCGGCAACGTTCTTGTAACAACGCCTGTGGCCGATGTTGCAGAATCAGTAATTAAATCAATATTATCACCTGTTCTATGACCAGAACCTCCTGTGATTATTGCAACAGATTCAATAGATCCACGGCTTGCGAAAATTTGTCCTCTGAACGTATTGTTTGCATTACTAACAAATTCACCGTCTTGAAAATTACCAGAAACGTTAATTACATATATATCAGTAAAATAAAGACCAAATTTAAATGATCCTGCTGATCTGACTGCTTCAGCATACGCGCCGGACGCTTCACCAGTCAGTGTTTCACCAATAATATCTTCAATATTACCAGTGAAGTTTGGAAACAAAGAAATAGAAAATTCTCTGATCCAGTTACCATCAGATGCTCTGAGTATATAAGGTCCGGGCCTGAATATGTCGGCATCATCATTATAAAGTATCTTAAATAAAAGTTTATATGACTGTTCCGAACCTTTTGAATTGTACAGGTCTCTTATTCTTTTGATTACTAGTCGTTTGTCAGCAAGAATTTCTTGAGGAAACTCTGATAATACTTCTCTTTGAAAATATTTGATGAATTCGTCTAAAGTATTATCTACATCTTGATAATTTAAAAGGTTTTTTGATCTTTCTGTAGCTTGGCCAGTTTCTTCCATCCACTCATAATAAGCTCGCATGAACGCCTGAAATTTAGGACCCTCTTCGTTGAGAAAGTCGGGTAACTGATCTTTTACGAGAATGGATGTTTTGTTATCTGTTGACATAGCGTTACATTAATATATCGTGGCCAAAACAGCGTTTTCAGATATTGTTGTTGTTTCACCTTGCGTACTGATATCCGACACTGATGCTACAACTTTATCTTCGTTCAAATTGAACAAGTCTATTTTAACGTCTTTGAGAAGTAAGACTTGATTTCTCACAGTTTCAATATCGAATTTATCTGGGTCCATAACAATTTTCAAATCAGTACCAACAAAACCTTCGATAAGCACCGATTCTAATCTGATGAGACCAGTTTTATAATCAACTGTGCCGGCTTTCGTGTTTTTGTATATTCTTCCTGTTGTGCCTTTTGTATAAATTCGCAAATTACCATATCCATCATCATCCAAAAAGCAAGGAAATCCTTGATACGTAAACTGCGAAGACGAAACATTGAAAGGTTTAATAACATCACCATAATTGTGAATTTCATTATTGAAATTGACAGAATATGTAACAGTTCTTTCCGTATCAGGAACAAAACTTTTCTCACACAAGAGTTCTACTTGTACGCTAACGATAGATTCATTAGCGCGTTGCAATCGATTCGTAAATACGGAGTTCAAATAATTTTGTTTGAACTCACCCAAATCAACATCTTCATATGAAATTACTTGTGTAGACAACACTTGAATAAGCTGATCGGATGTCAGCGCAGTCAAATCAGGATTGTACTTAACGGTTACTGTTGGTTTGACATACAATATTGAAGGATCAACAAATACTGGTTCGATAGCCAACACGGTTTTATTTTCCAAAAAAGTTTCTACTTCAAGTTTTTTACTGTATGATGCTTTCAAAGATGACCTAGGTTTCATAGCAATATATACTCTACCGTAGTCTGGCGGTGTATTTTCTTCGCCACCCCAAACAGAAACCGATTTAATGTCAGCAAAGTTATTCAAAATAAGGTTTCTGTAATCCGCTACAGTAACGGCTCTGTTTTGTGTTTGATAATTTTTTGGAGCATTGAATTTAATTGATGTCAATGATTCAGGATCACCGCCGCCTTGACTCCGCGTAAGAGTTTCTACATTAGTGATGGCACCACTGCTTGTTGTAAAATTATTTGCTTGATTTGTTGCTACTCCATCACATACTCTATAATCAACTTTAACAATATTTCCATCGTTCAGTTGTTTGCCCAAAATATTATCACCAAAAATTATTTCGTATTTGTCTTCTTCTACTTCTTGAAGAAAATAAACATTACTGTTTCCGGTCACATTTGTCAAATCAGAAGCAAGTGTGTGTGTCGTTATAGACGTATTCGAAGAACTCGCTTGTACCTTTACGACAATACTTGTCGTATCAACCATGGCGTTGGGTAAAACATATTTCTGAGTTGTACTAGAACTTGAATCAACAGCCGGAAACGTATGTGTCAGTCTAGTTCCTTGAACAATAGTCAGCGTTGTAGAAAAAACACCACTTGGATTAGCATTCACAAGTTTTGTTTCCGATGGCGTCCATGTATACGATACACCGTCTATTTTAGAAGAAAAGGTTGTAGATGTGTTTACAGTATAATAAGAACCACTTACTGATAGTGGATTTATTGTTATAGCAACATCTGCTGTCGAACCTCGAGCCGATCTTGGTGTATAACCAAGCATTTTGGCTCTTGAAACTACATTCGATCTGATTTGAGCAGAATCCAAATACATTTCATTCATTACCATATTCGTATAAAAAGCATTCATATATGTGTTGTATGAAAGAAGATTCAACAATGTAGAAATAGTTGACGATTCAAAATTATAATCTTCGAATTCTTTCTGATTGGACAGAAAGTTCTTGAGATTAGATTTAATTGAGTCAAAATCTAAATCTGTAACCTTTATTGCGTTATTGGCAGGCATTTATCTTACTCTCTCTACAAACACTTGTATTGTATCAGTTTGTTCGCTACTCAAAAAAGTATACTGTAATGTTACGTTGACACCGTTACGATCCTCATCAGCAACAACTTTAACTTCTTCTACTTTTACCCTTGGCTCAAAGTTTTTTATCGCTCTTCGAATATCTAGTTCAATATTTCTTGCAGTCAAAAAACTAAAGTTTTCAAACATTCTTGCCGTCAAATTAGCACCAAATAACGGTTCATAAGGTCTTTCGTTATGATTTGTAAGAATGAGATTCTTCAAAGCACGTGAAACCGCCTCAGAGTTTTTATATACGGGAAGATTACCCGTCACTGGATGCGGAGTAAAAGATATTCCTAAATCACTGAATAATTTATCTTTTGGACCTATAGCTTGCGGCATTTAACTAAACCTTTTTACTTTATTTATTACTATTCTTTTCGTTTTGTATTTCTTGTCTTCTTTCTTTTACAAGTTTACCAATTTCAGATAGTGCCTTTCTTGCTCTTGTAGCGGCAGATTTATTTTGAACTTCAGTCCATTTTTCATTTTCTGTCAAGTATGTCTGAAAGAAAGAGATTAAAAGTTCGTGATTATTCATTGTTTTGCTCCTTTTTTATTAAACAATTTACACAACACCAGAAGAGGCGTTTTCTGGTGAAGCGAGTGTATTAGAACCTATATATGTTGCCGAACCAGAAGCACTTGCAGCTATCGATGCAGCAGAGCTTAAAATCATTGATCCGGAAGATGTCATAGCATATGACGATCCTGCTGTTATTGCCATAGTTGCTCCTGCTGTTATTGTCATTGTTTGACCCGAATTCAATGTCATTCCTAGTCCTGAACTGATGTTAACAGTTGTTCCGGCTGTCATTGTTATTGCTTGACCAGATTTTATTGTTGTATTTTGTACCGTGTCAATCAATGTGTTTTTTCCCGTTTTAAATGTTGTATTACCCTTTGTGTCTAATATGGTATCTTTTTCCACTCTTCCATAAAAATTTCCCTTAACTAGCATTTCGACATCTTGATCCACGGTTATAAGAGCTTTACCTTTAACATAGATATTATCATCTTTGAGTACAATTGTGTATTGATGACCAACAATTTTTAACAGTTTATCTCCTTCTTTTGATATTTCATCGAATGTTCCAGCTGGATGATATTCTGTTCTTCTTGCACCTTCTGTTCCACCGATGTTTACAATTTCTATAATATGCCCTGATTCTGTTCCAATCGTTTGAACAAAAGGATATTTACCTTTGCCTTCACCCTCGTCTTCTGGTTCCGGTGGCTCTTCCCATTTCGATTGATATGATTCTACCTCTTCGATTCTATCATTGTCTCTGTCTGCATGATGTTTCGACCAGTAGTCATTGTATTTTCCATGCAAAGCACCTCCACCTTCGAATCCAGTCTGAGCATCTCGTTCTTCAACTCGCGACTCCCTTGGCAACTCGGACTCGCCAATCAAAGCGGCAATGAGAGACGTTGGTTCGAACTCCCTACCCTTTTCTTTATCTTCAGGCCACTTAGAATTGATGTTGACAGCACTATATGGTTTCTCTGCTGGATTACCGTGCGATTCATCATTCTGCGGATCAAAACGATTGTATCCGGGTATAATGCCCATTACCATTGGTCTTTGTGCTTTTTCACCATCCGCAAAAAATCCGAAGACCCATGTACCAAGCGTCAAACCTGAAGCTGAGGCTGGCTTCATAGTCACTGGTTGTATTGTTGTTGCCCATGGTAGGGATTCTGTTGGCGTACCGTCTTCATCAGAATCATTGAAAGAATGCCATCCAAAACATCTGACTCTTACTCGGCCGAGAAACAAAGGATCGTTTCTGTCTTCTACAACACCGATAAACCAGAGAAAATTTTTGCCAAGATATTCCATAATTATCCGTCTTCGTCAAATGGTGGGTCAGATACCGGGTCTCTTTGAAAAGACTCGGAAGCACATTCAAACGTCATGGTAAATGAAGTGTTCAAAATGTTGAATGTATATTTTATTGCTGTTACTAAAAACCATGGTTTAGGACCACCCGTCAGTTGGCCAAAGTGCAATAAACCCTCGGTTGGGTTGGCCGAAACGATAGGTTCATTTTGAGGAATATCTATCGAAACCATGTTACCGGCTCTCAAATCAACCGCGCCTGGGGCTTGCACCGTCAAAGTGTATTGATTCAATTGCGACAACAGAATAAGACTACCGGGAATCAATTTGTGTCTTTCTCTTGGCCAGTATTTGTGGTTATCAGAACCTAATCCATCGTACGGGCTAGACGGTGTAATTCTTCCGTCCAATTCTTTGTTCTCTACACTGTTATTGAAATCAGTAATCACAAATCTGGAGTGAGCGTTTTTTCTTCTATCCTTGTACAGCGTTTGTGCTGTCAATTGTTTCATTGCTGGTGTTCTCAGTTCTTTTCTGACCGTATCAAAATCTTCATAATAATTCCAGTCATACTCATGATATATCTTCATAACGGGGTCAATACATTTCAACGTGTTACCATAGAATCCCTGAATGTGTCCTTTTAATATATCAAATGTTTTTCCAAAAGCTAATGCTTCAATGGATTGATATCTGTTTTCTGTGGTTCCTGATGCCTCTTCGGTA